ATATAATTGTCCGGCTTCTATCGTGCGAACTGGAGGTCTTACTTTGGGCAAATCAAAGCCCCAGACCCATGGATTTTTATCATCTTTAGAACAATAATTAATATTTTGGTCCCGTGTCCCTTTTGCTTTTTCCCAATGAATGCCAAAAGCATAATCAACATGTTGAGTGCCGTCTTTAGCAACACTTATGACGGATATGACACTTTTAGGTCTTGACTTCTTATTAAATTCCAAATAACCTTGAAGATGTGGGGTCCCCCCTTCACCAACTTCTCTTCCAATGATAGCAACCTTACAGGTTCGCTCAATTATTGGAACTAATATATTATACTCCTCCTCTGTATAATTATTAAATGTAAAAGCCCACTTCTTAGATGGGCTTATTTGTTTCTTCTTGAGAGTAGAGTCTGTACTAGTATTACCAGACTCTATGACTTTTTCCGATTTTTTGGAACTATTCATTTATGATATATAACAAGAAATTATTCTTAAGTGATTATACTCCCCCCGTAAAAACATTTTACATGGGAAATAAGTACTAAAAGATTTAACTCCTATAGGGAAAATTATTTTCTCTGTCATATTTATAGAAGATGGCAAGAAAGAGAAAAACCACCGCAACCAAGAATAAGAGACGCATTCGTAGGGCTAGACCCACGGCACGTAACCAACGCCGTCAAATCGCCTCAACTCAAAATCAAATCATAGCAATTAAAAAACATATCAACCTGACTAAGCAAAGGATGAGATGGCATTGTGGATTTACGGATGTAGCTATGACAGCCTATCCGTTAATCATCCCATTAACATCTGGTCCCTCTGTCACGAACCCTGCTAATATGAATACTGTCGTTGCGACACCAGTCCCTTGGAACGTAACCATGACCCCCGCCCCACAAAACAGTAGTGTTCTTCGATCTAAAGTAGTAGTTAACAAACAATACATCGACCTGACAGTCAAGTCAGCCAGTGAGAACGCTCCACTTTCATATACAGCATTTATAGTTCAGCTGGTAGACAATTCAGCTCAACAGACTTACGATACTACAGGAAGTATGTCTACGTTGGTAAGAGGGGAAGATTACATCAGTCCTCTAAACGCTCTCGGTCAAGATAGCGGTTATGGGGCATACATTAATAATGCACGCTTTAGAATTATTAAGAGATTAGAATTTGAAACTCTAGGCGGAGCCTCTGGCGGAGCGGCAGGTAGCACCGGAAACACAGGTAGGGGCACACGAACTGGCATTTTACACAGAGCACAGGCGAAACTTAATTACGGTTCTACATTATTCAAGTCAACCGGCGACGGAGATTCTTCATTAACTTTACAATACGAACAGTTAAATCCCGAGCAGAAGCGATTTATCGTTATATTTTCTGACAACTCACTCGTAGATTTAGAGTTCCCATCAGTATCCATGAGTTCCCTCATAACAGGCTACGCAGCAGAATAATCTATCTTTAAGCCAATATCGGCATATCTACTTAAAGACAAACTAACGGTGGGCGAGCGAAGCGAGAGACGACGCTTAGAACGAAAGTTGAAGGGGTCCCCCCCTGAAACGAGTGATAGTCGTCGGGTGTGTAAACACCCCTATATACATTGAACGAAGTGAGAGCACAGACTTGTGCGAATATGTTTAATTTAAAGATACCTACCTTTAAATTCAACAATCAAGTGAATCTATTTCACAAATTTCCTTAGGAGCATTTTCAGGGTCAATACAAACAATCACCCATCTGTCTTTACTCATCTTTTCAACGACAGGTGCCTCATTAGCAAATACAATAAGGTGTGGTGGATTACCACACACCATACCACCTTCATATTTACCAGAATAAAAATACATATCCTTAACGTTTTCCAAACTTTCGTAACTGCAGTATTCCGTTCCATGACATCTAGGTATAGGATAAATAATTAACCTAGGGGTGTCACCATTCTTTACTAAGTAATCTAAAACCCCATTACGAACATCGTTCCCCTTACCATGTAAACAGATAGCTCCATATTTAACCGTCAAAAACTTACTAAATGCTGTTTTACCTATACCCCCCTTGTGAGACCAATACCAATATATAACTCGATCATCTGGCTCACCCTTAAAGACAGTTACCAAATCTTTCTGCCACTGATATAATTGTCCGGCTTCTATCGTGCGAACTGGAGGTCTTACTTTGGGCAAATCAAAGCCCCAGACCCATGGATTTTTATCATCTTT